CTTGCCACCAGCGGCAGCGATGCCGAGGCCATGGCCGCCAAGCGCACCGAACTGGAAGACCTGGATACGCGGCTGGCCGTCCTTGACGACTTGGCCAAACGCCGCGACCCCATCGACAAGGTTCCGGGCATCGCTGGCCCGGCCGCCGCGCCTGCCCCCCGTGACGGTGAAGTCCGTGTCCTCGCTCCTGGCGACAAGCTGTCCGACGTCTGCCGCCGCGACCTTGTGGACGGCATCAACCCCCAAGACCTGTCCCTCGGTCGCGTCCTTCGCGGCCTTGTGACCGGCGAATGGTCGGGCGCCGAAGCCGAAAAACGCGCTGTGATGGCCGAGGGCACTTCCTCGCTGGGTGGCGTGCTCATCCCCGCCCCCATGGCGGCCCAAGTGATCGACATGGCCCGAAACACGGCCATCGTCTTCCGCGCCGGGGCCAGCACCGTGCCGATGACTGCGAACACGCTCAAGCTGTGCCGGGTCACTGGTGATATGTCCGCTTCCTGGCGCGAGGAAAACGCGGCCATCACGGCTTCCGAGATGAGCTTCGACAGCCTCAGCTTCGAGGCCAAAGCCCTGGCCGCGATTTGCACCATTTCCATCGAACTGTTGGAGGATGCCGGCAACGTCAATGGCCTCATCGAAAATTCCATCGCCCAGGCCCTGGCCTTGGAATTGGACCGCGCCGCCATGTTTGGCTCCGGTGTCGCTCCCGAGCCCCTGGGCTTGAATGGCGTGACCGGAATCCAGACCATCTCCATGGGGGACAACGGCGCGGCCCTGACCGGCTACGCTCCCTTCACCCTGGCCGCTCAGAAGCTCTACGAGAAGAACGCGGTGCCGGGCAGCTTCGTCTACTCGCCGCGCACTTGGGCCGCCCTGGAAGGTCTGGTGGACACGACCGGCCAGCCCCTCGCCGCGCCGGCTTCCTTCGCCTCCGCGTCCAAGCTCGTGAGCAATCAGATTCCGAATACCCTGACCCAGGGGACCAGCAGCAACGCTTCGAGCGTCTTCTGTGGCGCGTGGTCGAATTTGATGGTTGGCATGAGGACTTCCCTGACCCTGGAAGCCTCCCGGGTGGCTGGTGCCGACGCTTTCAGCAAAATGCAGGTCATGGTCAGGGCGTACTTGCGCGCCGACGTCCAGGTGGCCCGGCCTGAGCACTTCGTGAAGATTGTCGGCGTCATCCCGGCCTAAACTGAAACAAGCTGTTCCGCTCCCCCGTTCGGGAAAATTTTCCCGAACGGGGTCAAAATGACTCCGAGTGTGCAAATTTGCACACTCGGGGCACAGGAGAACATCATGGGTTTTTTCGACTTTTTCCGCCCTAAAAAGCGTTCCTTCGATACCCTGTCTGAGTTTGGGCTTGGCTTGCCCACGGCCACGGGCCAGACCGTCACGGTAGACGGGTCCATGGCTTTGCCAGCGGTCTACGTGTGCGTCAGGGTCTTGGCCGAAAGCATCGGCAGTATGCCCTTGCACCTCTACCGCCGGGCCGACAACGGCGACCGCGAACAAGCCACGGACCATCCACTTCATAAAATCTTCAGATTCAGCCCAAACAGCTACATGACTTCCTTGGAGTGCCGCGAGTTCCTGACCGCCTGTGTGGCGATGAGGGGCAACGCCTACGCTTATATCAACCGGCACGACGGTGTTGTGGCTGGCGTCTGGCCCCTGCATCCTGCCCGGGTGCAAGTCGTCGTGGACGGCACGACGATCACATACCGCTATTCCGATGAAAAGGGCCACACGTTCTTGTACAGCCAAGATGAAGTCTTGCACTTGAAAGGCTTGTCTACTGATGGAATCATGGGCCTGTCCCCTATCTCGACGTTACGCGAAACCATTGGTGCGGCCCAGGCGCTTGAGCAGTACAGCAATAAATTCTTTGCCAATGCTGCCCGGCCCTCTGGTGTCTTGACCCATCCTGAGCGTCTTACGCCAGACGCTGGGCAACGGCTTCGGGAACAATGGGACGCGCTTTATAGCGGCTCCGAGAACCGGGGCAAGACTATTGTTTTGGAAGAAGGCATGACATGGCAGGCGATTGGCCTTACCAATGAAGACGCGCAAATGTTGGAGTCGCGCAAGTTCAACCTTGAAGACATCCTCCGGGCCTACCGTATTCCGCCCCATATCGCGGGCCACCTGGACAAGATGAGTTATAACAACATCGCGGAACTTGGGTCAGAGTTCCTGAATCTCACTTTGTCGCCGTGGCTCCGTCGCATTGAAGAAAGACTCGACGTCCAGTTGCTTACAGAAGGCGAACGGGAAAGCGGGTACTATTTCGAGCACGACGCTTCGGGATTGCTCAAGGGCGGGGTCAAGGAAAGGTACGAGTCCTACGAGATCGGCCTTCGAGCGGGGTTCCTGGATCGGAATGAGGTCAGGCAATGGGAGAACCTGCCGGCGATGCCGGTGCAAGCCCCCGAGGTTGATCATGTCGGAACCGATTAGCCTTTCCCAGGCCAAGCTCTATTGCCGGGTGGACCACGACCTTGAGGACGATTTGATCGAGGCCATGATCCAGGCCGCCAGGGAGGCGGCCGAAGCCCGGTGCCGCCGGGGAATGACGGTAGAGGACTGGCCCGACGGCTATCCTGAGCAGGCACGGGTATGGATGCTCAAGCAGATTTCCACGATGCACGAGAACCGCGAAATCTACTCAGAAACTAAGTTATTTCGGCTAGATCACGTGGACAGGCTTCTTGATCCCTACGTGGTGCCGGCGGTTGTTTGAAAAAATATGCCAGGGGTTGGTTGAAGGTATAGAAGAACTTTGTTATTGTTCGATCCGGGCTGGCGAGATGTCGGCCCGTTTCTCGGACCTTACTAAAAAACATTGACCTTCTGGGGTGATCGATATGAATCCTAAAGAACCGCGATACACAAGGGGCGATTTGTCCAATGCAGTGACAAACCTTCGCCCTGATATGCTTGGAATGTGGATTCGTCGTGGGGTTCTTGACGTGAAGGACGCCGCCCCAGGAAAGGGAGTCCATCGCTTTTTCAGCTTCTCCGAGGCGTTAGTCATAGACATCATGGCTTTTCTGACACTCAAGGACATAAGTTCATCGCAAGCCGCCGCTGTTGGTAGGGTCGTAGCTTCTGAAGTTGAAACGCTTATAGCTGAATGCGGTGGACTCGACTACACTGAAATTGATGAGTCGAAAGTTAAGCCTATTGTTTGGACGTATGATAGCAAAGGGAAGCTAGACTATAAGACTGTTCATAGGTCTGAACTTCCTGGGTATAAAAAAGAATACTTCCAGGTGCTCGACTATCTTGGTTTCGCTATCCGCTTGTATGAAGCCCTTGAAACGGTGCGGGAAGACCGTATCCGTTCTGGGAAATAAAGCGGCCCGCAACAGTGCTGCAACACTGAAACGGGCCATAACCATCAACGCATTGGAGGACACGTTAATGGAAACTCAGACCGTAATCGAAACCACGACCGCCGACAATATGACCGAGGCTCAGCACAATCTTCGAGAGGACGAAACAGTGCTTTCCTTTCTCGAAAACACTTTTAACCGCTACGCCGAGGAAGATGCGAGGGGGCGCCCTGTTACCTTGACTGCTCCTGAATGGTGGGGGCTCGCCCGTCTCATGCACAATATGAATGAAACAATGTGCTCGGCGCTCAATCGCCGGAAGTAAACATTTAACTTCGTCCCAGCCGTCGTAGGAGGACCGGCGGCTGGGACGCGAAAGAGGCTGTTATGAAAGTCAAGTGCGTTGATTGTGAAGCGTTTTCCAAGTTCCGCGACGAAGAAAGGGGCCGTTGTCGCCGTCGTCCTCCCGAGGTTACAGACATTTTCGGAACGGATGGTTTTTGGCCGATTGTGCGTTCTGACGATTGGTGCTTGTGTGGGGTTAAAAAGGAGGCCGCGCAATGATTACCGCATGTAGAGACTGCGCGTGCTGGGAACAGTTGACCTTCCATCCTGACACAGGCGTTTGCAGACGCCATGCACCTGTGATTGACCCTCACAGAAAGAACTATTTCGCAGATCGTTTTCCGTACACAAGAGATACAGACTATTGCTTTGAAGCGTTATCTATTAAGGATCATGCTGGGGCAATCAGGCGTATCAATTATGTGACGTTGAATGAGGTGGAGTTGTGAGGCGCTTTACACCATGGGACGTTCGTTGGTTGCGCCCGCCGCTCCGTAAGAGGGGAATCGCCTTGCGTCGAACTTGCAAGATACTGGATCGCTGGGGATTGTATTCTATTCCAGTGTGCAAGGAAAACCTCATCATGAAGGACATGCTAGAGTACGTCGTAGAATACGCGGAAAAGTTACTTGCAGATAATAAAATTACAGCTTTGTAATTTTCAGATGGGAACTGCCGTGTTTGGTCAATTCTCCCTAATTTTTTCTAGGAAGATTCAGGATTGCAGGGGGTTATTGAAAACGGACGACCAGATGGCGTATGGTTTCCCGAACTGAAACTTGGAGGGATTCCATGAGCACATCACACGAAAACTTGCTGAGGCGGACGGCGGAGCGGCGAGGGTTCAGACTCGAAAAATGCCGCAGGCGTGATCCAAAGAGTGTTGGATTCGGCCTATGGCGCTTGACTGAACCTGATGGCGATTTACGACAGCCGTTCACTCTAACGCTGGCCGATGTTGAACTGAAGCTGGATGTCCAGCCGGCCAATCACTCTGATGACCTTTTCCTGGATTGGTAACGCCTATGAGCTACGAACCAAGCACAAGCAACGCCATTTCCCTGGCCCTGTCCGCCGGCCGTAATCTGACGCTTCGCCTCGACGGGCTCCGCAAGGCCCTGGAGTCGGGTGAAGAGCAGCATGCATTAGACTTGGCCCGGGAGATCACGGGCTTGAAGCAGGCCGATCATGCCCAAACCTGTAGTTGAATTACTCCGCGTCTCGACTGCCGAGCAGGCCGGCGATGATCGTGCCGGCCTGCCCCGGCAGGTTGAGGCCAACCGCCGGACCGTCGAACGCCACGGCCTTGTCGTGGTCAAGACGGTCCGGCTTGTGGATGTGAGCGGGA